GCGCAGAGCGCAACAAGACGCGGCAGAACTTGATTTGGAACGCCAGAAGCTCCAGCAGAGAGCCACTACTGACGCAGCGCGAATCGAACTCCAAGAGGAGATCGCGGAAGACAGGGCAGATGTGAATAGGGAACGCATCCAGACCCAGCGTGAGTTGGCGATGCGTAGAGGGTAATTGGATCCAGTAAGTGCTATGGCTACCGCTACGGCGGCATTTGGAGCCATCAAAAAAGGATTTGCGATAGGACGGGACATCGAGTCGATGGTATCCGACCTTTCGCGTTGGATGGGTGCGTTATCCGACCTAGACCAAGCCGAAAAAGAAGCCAAGAATCCTCCCATATTTAAGAAGCTGTTCGCAGGTAAGACTGTCGAACAAGAAGCTATGGAAGCCTTTGCGGCGAAACGAAAGGCTGCAGCACAGCGTGACGAGCTTAAACAGTGGATCGGCCTGACACTAGGCAAGTCTGCTTGGGATGATTTGGTTCGCATGGAAGGCCAAATTCGTAAAAGGCGCCAAGACGCGATCTATGCACAGCGTGAAAAGCGTCAAAAGTTTATAGAGATCATGGCATGGATTATCATGATCAGCGTTGGCATTGCCGTGTTGACTGCATTTGTCTTACTTCTCAAAGCTCACACAGCACAAGCGGCAGAACAAATGACAGTCTGCCGTAAGGTCAAGTGTGAGAAACTTGAAGACAAACAGATGGTCTGTGTTTTCAAAGGTCAGAATAACACGATTGAATCTATGTTTTTTTCTTATGGAGAGTTCATTCCTAATGAATATCAATGCAAGTACGATCCCAACGCTCGTAGAGACCGGACAATACAAGAAACTCTCAAGGAGATACGGGAGAGTCAGAAGTGAGCAAGAAGTTTCAAGAAGACACTGAATATGCCAAGTATGATCTAGACGGTGACGGTGAAATAACTGACGAAGAACTCGAACACGCTAAAGAGATACGAGAAACAGAACGTGACCTGCGTAAGAGTTTGGCACAGCTTCGTATGGCTAGGTACACACTGATAGGCATGGGAGTGTTCACCGCTGCTATGTTCACACCGTGGGTTTCAGTTGAACGAATTGAAGCGTTAAGTGAAATAAGTAATTTGTTTTATATTAGTGGTGCCGGTATCGTCGGCGCATATATGGGCACTACCGCTTGGATGAGCCGGAAATGATCGACGCCTTCTTGCTCTTGGTCTACTTGGGCACGGGTGATTTACGCAAGCTGGAGAGTGGCAATATGTATTTCTATTCGATCACAGAGTGCAATCATTTTGCAAAACAAGTGTCCAAAAGGTACGGCAACTACGGGTATGCAGATTACATGGACCCCAAAGATCGAGTCACGGCATACTGTGTTCCTAGACAAGTGAATCCAGATCAAGTAAAGGTGTATTGATGTTACAAGCACTTATCGGACCTGTCTCTGGCCTTATTGGGTCATGGATGGACTCAAAAACAGAAGAGCAACGCGGCAAGTCAGCAGTCGCCAAGGCAAAGGCTGAAGCCGAAGCCAAGGTGATGGTATCTGCCGCAACGTCAACGGCTGATTGGGAAAAGCTGATGGCGAAGGGCAGTCAGTCGTCTTGGAAGGACGAGTGGCTAACGATTTTGTTCTCAATTCCGCTGATACTAGCTTTTGCTGGGGAGTGGGGCAGAACCATTGTTGCAGAGGGTTTTGCAGCTTTGGAGGTGATGCCGGACTGGTATCAATACACACTGGGTGTCATTGTAGCGGCCAGCTTTGGCGTTAGATCAGCAACGAAGTTCTTTGGAAAGAAGTAGGAGGGCGCCATGCCACTGACAGAAAAGCAGATGAAGATTGCCCGTGTGGCAGAGCCTCGTGACAAGATCACCGGAGAAGATTTCAAAGAGTTGCGTAAGGCGTCCGGCGGCATAGTTAAGTTCAATGAGGGCGGCGAAGTTACATCTACAGAGCCGAGAATCATTGAGTTGGAAGAAATAGCAGAGTTTGGCAGTGAGGACGCAGCAGAGATTGCAAAATCTGATCTGTTCAAAGAGCGGGGCACGAAACGGTTGGACAAGTCTGTTCGGGTGTTTAGTGAGGGCGGTAGAACCAGTTCGGATCAAGATCAGGATCAAGCGGACAAAAAAAGAGCCGAAAATAAAAAACTTAGAGGTTTGGGTGAAGGGTCTAAAGACCTATCAAATCAAGAACCAGCTAAAAAACTGTTTAGTAAAGGAATGAGTGTAGATGCCTCTGGTATGGCTCGTGGATGCGGCGCCGTAGTTCGTGGCAAAAAGTTTAGCGGCACATTTTAATTGTACGATGGATGTTGCAGACTTCGCAAAATATGTTTATAGGTTGTTGGAACAGCGAGAGGAGCAAATCGCTGACATTCTGACATCTGGCGGTGTTCAAAACTTTGATCAGTACCAGCGGTTGGTGGGAGAAGTACAGGGACTTGTCTACGCCAAGGAAGAAATCAAAACCCTGCTGGAGAGAAACGTAGACGATGGCGAAGACATTATACGTTCCTGATCACATGGCTAAATCGAAGGAACCGGTATCCTCCGAGAGTGCCTATGTCGAATCAGACAAAAGGGTATTAGACCCAAACCTTCTTGATAAATCATTGAAAGAACGCTTGCCACAACCCACTGGCTGGCGGCTTCTTGTTATGCCGTATCAAGGCAAAGGCAAGACAGAGGGCGGCATTCTAATACCTGACCAGGCACGAGAGCGTGAGGCACTGGCTACCGTAGTAGCCTATGTTCTCAAGTTAGGTCCACTCGCTTATCAAGACCCCAATAAATTTGGTGATAATCCAGACCCTTGGTGCGAAGAGGGTCAGTGGGTTTGCATTGGTCGCTATGCTGGATCCAGATTCAAGATCGACGGAGGCGAAGTTCGCATCATCAACGATGACGAAGTGATTGCCACCATACTTGAACCAGACGATGTGAAGCATGTCTAAGGAGGCGATTGTGGCGGAACCCGAAGTGCAAGTTGTTGAAGAAGAGATTGAGGTCACTGTTGAGGCGGAACAAGGCGACACTCCCGTTCAGGAGTCTTTAGACTTAAAAGATTCAGAACAGCCGGAGGTTTCCGTAGAGGAAACATCTGACGCTGACGAACTAGATAGTTACAGCAAGGGTGTACAGAAGCGCATCAAGAAGCTAACCGAGAAGTATCGTTATGCCGAGCGCGACAAGGAAGAAGCTGCTCGGCTTGCTGATGTTCTGAAAAAAGAGAATGAACAGCTCAAGACGAAGCTCAGTAATCTTGATCAAGGTTATCTTAGTGAGTACGGCACTAGGATTGACTCACAGCTTACGACAGCTAAACAGGCATATAAGGAAGCGCATGATCGAGGTGACGTTGACGCGATGTTTGACGCGCAACAAGCACTCTCCAAGATTTCCATCGAACAGGAGCGTTTCCGTCTCGCTAAACAGCGACAGGAACAGGAAGTTCCTGCACAGGCGCCTGTTCAGGCACAAGCAGAGACCGCATCGCCAGCTACAAAGCCAGACCCCAAAGCCGAGAAGTGGGCTGAAAAGAACGAGTGGTTTGGCGAAGATGAGATTATGACACAAGCCGCATTTGTAATTCACAACAATCTTGTGAACGACGAGGGGTTTGACCCTACCGGCGAAGAATACTATGATGAATTGGACTCTCGTCTAAAGTCTCGTTTTCCAAACGAGCTTGGGAGTTCTCAAAACGGGGGAAGTACAAGGGTCGCCTCGGCTTCTACTTCCGCATCTCGCAGCAATAGACAGGGGCGCAGAACTGTTAAGTTGTCACCGTCACAGGTGGCTATGGCTAAAAAACTTGGTGTTCCTCTTGAGGAATATGCCAAGTATGTGAAGGACTAAGCTATGAGTGACGTAAGACAACCACGGTCTACACAAACACGCGAGAAAACAACGCGCAGAAAGCCTTGGGCACCACCCAACCGTTTAGAGGCACCTGACGCACCTGATGGTTACAGGCATCGTTGGATTAGAACAGAACTTAGAGGCGAAGACGATAAGATGAACGTCCACGCGAAACTTCGTGAGGGATGGGAACCAGTCAGAGCCGATGAGTATTCTGGACAGGACTATGCTGTGATCACTGATGGTGATCATGCGGGTATCATCGGAAACGGTGGGTTGATGCTATCAAGAATCCCTGAAGAGACAGCGCAGGAAAGAACCGAATATTACCGTGATCGGACACGCGAACAAATGACTGCTGTGGATCAGGACTTAATGAAGGAGCAACATCCTTCGATGCCTATCACTAATGAGAGGCAAAGTCGTGTAAGTTTTGGAGGTCGCAAAGGCGACTCCAAGTAACCATAGTATGAGAAGGAGTATATTCTCATGGCGAACATCAATGGAGCCTTCGGCTTAAAGCCGTATGGGATGCTGGGGTCAGCACCCAACTCTGTTGGTACGACTGAATATCGCATCGCGTCTGATAACTCCAACAGTCTGTTCCAAGGGCAACCGGTTATTCCGATTGCCGCTGGTGTGATTGACGATCTGCAAGCTGCCGCTGGTGGCTCAGTGTCAATTGTTGGTGTGTTCAACGGATGTGAATATGTCAGTTCTACCACCGGAGAAAAAGTTTTCTCAAACTTCTGGCCTGGTTCTGGCGCGGATTCTAACTTCCCCGTCAAAGCCTTTTTGTATGACGATCCTTCAATGCTGTTTACAATTGCAACGTCTAATGTGCAGTCCGGCAACGATACCGAAGCCGAACTTCGCACGGCAGTGTTTGCTAACATTCAGCTTGCGAATGGTAACAGCGGTTCTACCGTCACAGGTAAATCCTCTGCTACTGCGGATCTGAATACCGTCGCTACCACCAACTCACATGCTCTGCGTATCATGGGGATTCTTGATGATCCTGAGAACGCGGACTTTTCGGCTGCTGGTATCCCACTAATCGTTCGTATAAACAACCACTTCAATGCTCCTACGGGTAGCATTGCACAGGGCACTGTTTCTACGACGGGCGTATAAGGAGGCTCAGTTATGGCTATTTCTCGCGCACAACTGGCGAAAGAGCTGGAGCCTGGCCTAAATGCTCTATTTGGAATGGAGTATGACAGGTACGAAAACCAGCACGCCGAAATCTTCACCACCGAGTCCTCAGATCGAGCATTTGAGGAAGAGGTTATGCTTTCCGGGTTTGGCGCCGCTCCTACTAAAGAGGAAGGTTCCGCCATCAGTTTTGATGATGCCAACGAAGCATTCACCGCTCGGTACAACCACGAAACCATTGCTCTGGCATTTTCGATCACAGAAGAAGCCGTAGAAGACAATCTCTATGATCGTCTGTCTTCGCGTTACACTCGTGCTCTTGCCCGTTCAATGGCTCACACCAAGCAGGTCAAGGCTGCCTCAATCCTTAACAATGGCTTCACCGCTGGCG